TTCCAAATATCTCCTGTCCATTCCTCTCCATATTTTAAAATACCATTCTCGTAGTAATGTCTTTCTGGGATTTTAAGCTGTTCATTATAGTTCAACGGTAGTATATCATCTATAAAAATAGATCCATTTTTATTTAATACTTTTATGCTATTATTAAAATCTCGTAATACATTTTCTACATGATGCATGCCATCAATAAATATGACATCATATTTTTGTAATATTTTTTTTTCAAAAAACTGATCCGATGTGCATTTAATAATGCTAGAATCTTTGCATTTTGGATCAGGATCTACTCCTGTTTTATTTAAAAAATGAACATTATTATAAGTATATCCATTTTCTACACCAATTTCTAAATAATTACTTGTTTTATCCTTTATTAAGTTAATTACTTCATGTCTATTATTAAATAATGGCGCATTATATTTTGGTCTTTGAATACCTACATCTAAAATCTCATATTTTTCAGTCGATAGATATAGAAGTTTAAAATAATTTGTTAGTTCTTCATTTGTATTGTCTACTAATGAATAACACTTTATCTTATCTAGTTTTAAATAATCTAATCTTGACCAAAGATATTCATTTGTGCATTTATTTTCTAATAAAATAAAATCGTAAGAAATTTCTCCTTTTTCTTTTGCGTATAATTCTCTAATACGGTCTAAATTGTAAATAAGACTATCATAACCAATAATACAAATTTGATAATTTGCATCTGGATTAACTAACAAGTTGCAGTATTTGTTAGTATAAGTTGATTGATCTCTTAACCAAATCTTAGAATGCTCATCTATATATTTTTTATCTTCATATGCATCAATTCCTTTCATTTTTTCATGAATATTATATGCCTCATAATAAATTGGACTGATATATTCTGGACCTATACGATTAATTTCTGCATTTCTAATAAGTGAAAAATTATTTTCTCCGTCATTCATGTATTGAACATAACCTAATTTATGTATTTTGGCTGATTTATACCCTTTTTTATCAGCTGCACTTATTCCCGTTCTTATTAAAATCTCATAGTCATCGCATATATGTAAATGTTCACTGTAACTACCTAATTCTAATAAAAATTCTCGGCGCCATATTCGTGGATGATTTGGACAGCAAACTAAATGACTCAATGTAATATTATTTATGTTAGGTGTAATATATACTAATCGCCATTTATCCTTGTATTTTATTGAATAATATCCGCCATATCCTTTGCAAATAAAATCACCATACCACTGATTTCCACCAGATTCATAAACACAAATACAATCCATATAAATGAAACCTACTTCTGGTTTTTCATCAAATAAATTTGCGGCATCTTGTAAAACATCCGGTAAAATTTCGTCATCATGATCCATTTCCAATACATATTTTCCTCGACATAAACCAATCGTTTCATTTTTCACATTTCCTATACTGCCATTATTTTGTGAATGTCTGTAAAATCTTATTCGATTATCATTATTAAAATGCTTTCTTAGAAATTGAAAATGTTTATCATCAGGGGAGTCATCCATAATTACCCATTCCCAGTCTTTAAGAGTCTGTTCTTTCAGACTTTCATAAACGCGCATTATCTTATGAAATGAATTGAAAGATGGTGTAAAAAGTGAAAAAGTAGGTCTCAAAAACTCTCTTGGTAAAGAACAATTAGTGATAAATTTGACATTAATATATTTATTGAATGTTGCAATATCTGGTAGCTTAGTAAAGTGCATTCGTTTTACAAACATACTTTCAGAAATAACTTGCAATAATTCATCGTTATATTCAGTATCAGTTTGTCCATAAGTAACTAATAAATGGAAGTTTGCATTGTGTAGTTTTTCGACCTTTTTATAATTGTTAGTTATATATATACTAAAATCAAGGTTTGATGCATTTGTTTCAAAAAACTTGTCGACTTGACTATATTGATCATGACGAAAAAAAATAATAAATGGAAATTTCATTTGTTATATTTTAAATTTAAAATAGTATTTAAATAATTATATTTAAATAATAATATTTATAAGTTAATTTAATAATTTTTTTGTTTGCATAATTAATTTAAAACTCTGGCGTGTGCTTCTTGAAAATACAGCCTTGAGGAATTAACCCCTTGACTTCAGTTGTTACATTTGCTGGATTCTGATTATCGCAATTTGACATCCAAATTTTTATAATGCAGAAATTCTTCTTTGGGGAAATGGTTATTCCTGTTACACAATTGACAAATGAAGCAGTGTTGCTAATTGTTTCACCTACAAGCACATAATTTAATTCTCTCCAAACTTCGCAGACATTTTTGTTTGAGACTTTGTATGAAAAGCTACCACCATTTCTATTTTTTGGATCTTCCCACATGGGGGCAATTCCATCCTTCATGACAAACAGCATGCATGCTTTAATCAATGGATCTGGAGTTGTCTCGGTCATCACAATAGAATCTTCTAGCGTTTTAATAGAGGAAATTAATCTATAACTTTTAACAGACCAATCGCTATCTTGTGGTAAATGTGCCCACAAATTCCATTTATTTCTCAATGGATGAGTGGGAGCGATTGTGCTGCTAGCGCTTGCATTGTTACTACTGGTATTACTTTTAGTATTCATTGTTATTGCTAATTGAGGAGTAACCATTATAGATATATAAGTTCAATTTTTTTTAAATTATTTTATTAATATAATTAAAATTAATTTAAATTAATTTAAATATGCATTTTATGAACCTTTTATTCTACTTTTGTTTTTTCTGATTCATTCGCTACATCTGCTTCATATTTATTCATATTATCGTCTACATCTTTCTCTTTCTCTTTTTCTTTTTCTTTCTCCTTTTCTTTAGATTCATCTTCTTTATTATTTATAATATGATATCCATCTTTATCTATGATTATAGATTGTTCCGAACTTAAATAAACCATATTCACTTCATGATCCATTAATTCTAATTCATAGGTTTTTATTTCTGGCTCTGCATAAGAAAATTTTAAACTCAAAACAGTATTTATATAATATTGAATAAATTGTTTGTCAATTTTGTTTCCTACTAAATAATAATTAAAGTCGTCTGTTTTTAAATTTATATTGTATCGCTCGCCATTGTAATTTAAGTATAATGCTATAAATGTTATATTAGATGCATCAAACGAAAGACATATATTATTTTTATCGATAATTAATTTATTTGTTATAGATATATTATTACTAGTATTACTATCACCACTTACGTTATTACCCAAGTCATTAATTATATTTTTCGACACAATAAATAATTTATTGTCTAATTTATCTTCAATATCAAATGTATCTGTAACATCTAAAATATCTTTTGAAATAGTAAGAAGATCGTTTGTATCAATATTAAATTGTTCTATCGTAACTTTATCAATCACTTCATTAGTTTTAAAATATGGTAATAAATAATTATATGCTTGATTGAACTTAATCTGACATGCACTGTAAAAATAAATAATATTGTATATTAGTTTAATACCAATACTTTTAACTTTATTTTGCATAAAGTCTGGTTTTAATGATAAGAATGTAATTAATGCCAATATAACTAAATATAGCTGAAACATTCTTCAATACATTAAATATAAAGTAATTTTTAAATATTTAATTTTATATTAAATATTTAATTAATAATTTATTAATTTATAAAACTTTCATATTGTGGATCCGATGATTCTGGAGGTGCAGAAGAATAATTATTAGTTTCCTCCGACGGAGTATCTGAATAAGATGTATCTACATAAACACGGTTTACTGTAGCTGTAGTATTTTTCACAGGTCTTGTATATGTTGTGGACGAATAAATTAAATTACCAGTTTTTTCTTCAGGTTCACATTCATCACATTTGAAATTTAATTTTCCTGTTGCTGCATCTAGACCAAAAACATATAAAAGTATTGCAACTATTACGGACATAAAAATAAATGGAATAAACACAATTATCCATGATACAATTGTCATACCAGATTGGCACAGAGCATTTAATAAAAAGGTGATGATAATCATTACAATAAATTTAAAAAAAGCTGTATTATATAATCCTTTAAATGTATCTATAACTACTTGAGTTAATGAAAATGCAATATAAATTAATGCAGGCGGGCATAAATTAACCATGATTACTTATATTATATTACGAAAAAATTGGCTCGCCGTCTTTGATTATTCCTACCTTTTTTCCTACTTCTCCATCTTTGTCAACTTCATATAAAATTCCATTTTCTTCGTCAGTTGCAAAGTATGTTACGTCATCGATCTCAATTTCAAAAACTTCTTCGCTGTCTTCCTCTTCTACAGCTTCTTCATCTGATTGCACTTGATCCTGATCTTCTTCTACATCTTCTTCAACTGTTTGCACTTGGTCTTGATCTTGATCTTCATCAGTCGCTACTTCATCTTCAGTTGAATCATCGGTATCAGCTTCTTCATCCTCAGAAGCTTCTTCCACTACTGCATCCTCTGCAGCTTCTTCATCCTCTTCTACTTCTTCATCCTCGACAGCTTCTTCATCCTCTTCTACTTGTTCATCCTCAATAGCTACTGCATCCTCGGCAGCTTCTTCATCATCCTCCTCTACTTCTTCATCCTCTTCTACTTGTTCATCCTCCTCTACATCTACATCTACATCTACATCTACAACAACATCTACATCTACATCTACAACAACATCTACAACATCAGTATCAGTAGATTCCTGTATATCTTCATCATCAAAATCTTCAATAATATCAATATTATTGTTTTCTGGTTCAGTTTCTTCAATATTTAATGTGATATTTTCTTTTTCTAAACTTTGCGACTCTATACAATCTTGTTCTTCAGGTAAGTTTTGACTGTTGATAACAATGGGCATGTTTAGAGCCTTTAAGTAATCTTGCTGCATTGATAAATTCATCATTATATGTTCTGATAATGGAATCTGTCCAAATCCAGGGAAAGATGTTAGCTTTGTTTGATTTTTGTCAGTGAACAATTCTTCTTGTTTAGATTCTTTACTTTCTTTACTTTCTAATAAAGTAAATAGATCATTTAACTTATGTTCTATTAATTGCAGCTTTGAATTATGGTTATTTAAATGTTCTAAAATAGTTGGAATTAATTCATCACATTTGCATTTACAATTGCAGTTATTCGAAGATTTATTAAGTTTTAACTCATCTTCATAAGCCATTATAACTTTTTGAACAATGGGCAATGACAAAACATCTTTTGCTTCTGATTCAGTTTTTTTAT